GGCCCGCCCGAAGCCACCAGCGAGTTGATGTTTTCGAGCGGTGGCTGCCAGCCCCGCAGGCGACGGCGCGACATTGCCCCTTCAAGGCGGGCACGCACGGCAGAAGGGCCGCCGGTGGGTTGGCGGCGGAACACATCAAACAAACCCATTACAATCCCTTGGTCGTGGTCACGCGCACCTGCCGGATCACCCTGCGGCCCTCGAGCGCAGCAATCTCGCGGTCGAGCACATCAATGGCACGGTCGATCTCGGCAAGGCTGCGGTATTCCACGGTCTTGCCGTCATAGCTGACCCGGGCCACCCCGCTGGCGCGTGCGGCCGCCAAAGCATCCCGGCGGGTTTGCAGGTCTGCCAGTGTGGCCATCGATTACCTCATATAGGTCGAGCGCACGGAACGGCGCTGGCGCGTGGGTTTGGCCGGTCGCGATACGGAAACAGCCAGTGCCCCTTGTTCCGGAGCCGCCACCTGCCGCTCCAGTTCATCCCATTGTTTGTCAGACCAGCGATCGACCCCGAGGATCCACGCGGCCGCACGCGCGTAAACCCGGCAATCGAGCGCCTCGTTGCGTTCGCGCAGTTTCTGCCATTCAAGCCGCGCAAACCCGCGCTTGTTGCGCACCGTCACCAGTTGCTCGGCCACCAATTGTTTTAGCCATTCAGAATCGATCCAGCCCGGCAGATGCAAGGTTCCCGGCGGAAACCTTGATCCGGCTTCAAGTTCCTCCGGCGTCGGCCGCTCCAGCCTCAAGAACCGGTAGGTCTCGGACTTGAAGGTCGAGACCGCCACCGTCCAAAGCCGCGCCCCACGGCGCAGGCGTTTTCCGGCAATAGTGGCGTCCACGAATGTCGGCCCGGAGACAGGGCTGGCGCGGTTGAACCCTTCCACGCCCTTGACCGGGGCCACCTGGCCAAAGCCGACCTTGCGGGCCCAGCCATAAACGGCGGGGGTTTCATAACCGGTATCGACGGCCAACCGTGCGATGGTCATCTGGCTGCCGTTGGCATGGCTCCATGTTCGACCCAGCAAATCGGTGAGGCCATTCCAGCAGGATTCCGATCCCGGACCGCCCTTAATAACAATGTGGTCGATCAACCAGCTTTCCAGCCCGCGACCCCAGGCCCAGACATCAACCTCGATCCGATCCTTTTGAACATCCGCACCCGCCGTCAGGAACAGGGCGTTTGCCGGCACGGTGCCTGCGGCCCACTCCTCCTTACGATCGAGCAACCGTTGCCAATCTGGCGCCTCGCCGCTTTCCACCCAGGTTTCGCCGAGGATGGTGTTCTTGAAGGCGCGAATGGCATCGTCAGATCCTTGGGCGGCCTCCCAGCTACGCGCGATCCGCTCCCAGCTCAGCCAGCCAACCGGCGAATAAAGTGCCGACAGGTGATAACCGACCGTGGCCGGGTCAGTACTTTCCGCTGTGGCCCGCCATTGCCCCGCTTCCAGCATCGCCGTCTTGTGATGTTCGGCGATCGGCTCTTCGCAGGCCTCGCAAATGTACATCGCCGTTTCCGGCTGGCCCTTGTCCCAGCGAAGGCGCTCGAATTTCAGCCATTGCCGCGCGCCGCAATGCGGACACGCCACAAAATACCGCCTCTGGTCCGAGGCTTCAAATTCCCGTTCGATCCGGCTCACCCCTTTGACCGTTGGCGTTGATACCAAAAACACCTTGCGCCGATGTGCGAAGGTCAAGGATCGAGCTTCGGCCAGACTGACCGGATCGCCTTCCTCATCAGCCGAGGCCGGATAGGCATCGACCTCATCCGAGAATATGTAGCGCGCAGGAGACGAACGCAGCCCGACGGCAGAGTTCGCACCGGTCATAATCAGAATGCCGCCCGCAAATTCTTTCGACAGCATGGTGTTGCCCGCGTCGCGCGACCGGGACGGGCGGACCTTGTCTCGAAGCACCGCGCTTTCCTCGATCAACGGATCGATGCGTTGGCGCGAGTTTCGTTTCGCCAGCTCCACGGTCGGCTGCACCGCAAGCATCGGCCCCGGGGCGTGGGCGATCACAAAGCCGATCATATTATTGCCCGCTTCGGTCGCACCGACCTGGGCTGCCTTCATGAACACGACCCGCTGGGCCGTATGGTTGGGCGATAGCGCATCCATGATCTCGCGCATGTACGGCGTGCGGCTGGTGCGGTAACGCCCGGGCTCGGCCGAGGCGCGCGAGGCCAGCATGCGGTATTGATCGGCCCACTCAGACACCGTCAGATCGGCATCAGGTGTAACCCCCTCAGCCCAAGCGCGCAGTAAATCCTGATCCCCGGTAAAAGCCTCACCTGTCTGCACCCCGTCACGTGAGGTCAAACCGGACATTCTGTCCCAGTTCTGACAACTGCGCGCGCACATGGGCCTCAAGGATTTTCTGCATCAGACTTGTCTCCAGCGTTACGTCTTGTCCGGCGTCCGAAAGTGCCGTCGATAATTCCGCTGCCATCAGCGCCGCCGCCCGTGCGGGCCAATTGATCCAAGCATCCCGCTCCTCGCGCGCCAACCGGAACACCAGCGCCGTGGCGCGGGCCGCATCAACCAATTCGCCCTTCATCTTTTGCAGCTTCAACCGCCGCTCCTGTGCCTTCAGAACTTCGTTGGCGGTCTTGGCCTGCAGGAACGTGGTGTTGCCACCGGTGGCCGGAGCCGAGAGCCCCTGTTCACGCAGGGTTTCTCCCACGGCGGACAGCGCCGCGTCGGGCACTGGCTTTAGTTTTGCCTTTGCGGTGTCGCGTTGTTTTGATGGGTCGGTTGTCGCCGCGCGCTTTTTGTCGGACGCCGCGGCATCGATCGAACCATCGTCAAACAGCACCAACCGACCGGCCGTCTTGGCCTTCTGGATTGCGCCCCGCGACAGACCCGCGTGGGCGGCGTAAGCGCGTTCACTCATCCCTCGCATTTACAATCATCTCCGCCACGATAAAGCACTCTTGTTACTGCGCTTTTACTGGATAAGCACCCCGATCAGAGCGAAACTGATTACACCGAAACGATGCAATCAAGGACGCAAAATCATGACAACCAAGACCCGCAACAACGACAAGGCCCTTGCCGCCTTCCTGACCCGCAAGGCGGAAATCGACACCATGCTCGCCCTCCTGCAGGCTCTGAGCGACGAACATTTCCACGCCAGCCCCGGAGAAATCAACTGGGGGCATGCGGGCGATCTGGCCGACATATCAAAGAACCTGCGCGAGATCACCGACCAAGCCTTTCAGGAAGGCGAATACGCCGAATAGCCCGCCCGCGTTCCCGCCCGCCCTGCCAAGCGCGGGGCTTGGGTCGGTAGAAGGGCGTGCAATCAGCAGGCTCAAAAGCCGGAGACCAACATGACCAAACTCAGCGAAACCCAAACCCTCATTCTATCGCGCGCATCCCAACAGGACGACCGAATTGCCCTGCCGCTGCCCGATCGTCTGCGCGGCGGGGCCGCCAACAAGGTGATCGTGCCGCTGATCAAGCGGGGCCTCTTGGACGAGGTCGAGGCAGACATCCGCAACGGCGAGCCCTTGTGGCGCAAGACCGGTGACGGTCATGGTACTACGCTGGTTATTACCGACGCAGGGCTCGAGGCCATCGGGGTAGAGCCGGTTTCGCCGCAGCCCGATCCGGCCACGCCAAAGCCGAAAACCCGCACGGGCACCAAACAGGCCATGTTGATCGATATGCTCAAAGCCCCCGATGGCGCAACGATTGCCGAGATCACCAAGGCCACCGGCTGGAAGGCCCACAGCGCACGCGGCGCGATTTCCGGCGTGATCAAGAAACGGCTTGGCCTGACCATCACCTCGGAAAAGGTTGATGGTAAAGACCGCGTTTACAAAGTCGCCTCCTGATTGGCACCATCCATTATCGCCGCCGTTCCATTGGGGCGGTGGTTTTTCGTTCACCGATGCCAACCCTGATCGCCTCGAAAATCCGCCGCAGCGTGAACGATCTGGCTATGCTCACGGTGGTGAAGACCAAGCCAAGTTTCAGGTTTTGCGCCAACGTTGTGTGCAAACCAAACACCGGAAACACCAGCATTTGCGTGATGACGGCGACACCGTAACCAACCACGACATTGGCGACCGCCTCGATCAGTGACATCAGACGGCTCTGTTTCATGCCGCCTCGCGCCCGGTTTTGATCTCATCAAAACTGCGCCCGTCGCGCTCCAGCACCGCATCTTGCCCCGTGAACTGTTGCCAGCGATCGACCGCCACATCGACGTAGGCCGGGTTAAGTTCGATCCCGAGGCAAACCCGTCCGGTGGTTTCTGCTGCGATCAGCGTGGTGCCGGAGCCCATGAACGGCTCGTAAATCGCCTGACCGGGACTGGAATTGTTCAAGATCGGGCGACGCATACATTCCACCGGCTTTTGAGTGCCGTGTACCGTATCGGCATCCTGATCCTTGTTGGCAATCTGCCAGAGCGTGGTTTGCTTGCGATCCCCGGTCCAGTGGCCCTTGCCGGTTTTTTTGACGGCGTAGAGGCAGGGTTCATGTTGCCAGTGATAATCACCGCGGCTCAACACCAACCGGTCTTTCGCCCAGATGATCTGCGAGCGGATCTTGAACCCCGAAACCTCGAGGCTTTCAGCGACCTCGCCCGCGTGCAATGCGCCATGCCAAACGTAGGCGACGTCGCCCGGAAACAGTGTCCAAGCCTCACGCCAATTGGCGCGGTCATCGTTCAGCACCTTGCCGGTGCGCTTGGTCGCCGATGCCCCGGTCTTGTTACGCCAGCCGGGATCGTATTCCACGCCATAGGGTGGATCTGTGACCATAAGCAGCGGTTTCACCTCACCCAGCAGCCGCTCGACATCGGTGGCCACGGTGGCGTCACCGCACAGCAGGCGATGGTTTCCCAAAGTCCAAAGGTCCCCCGGTCGGCTGACCGGATCCTCGGGGGGCTCGGGAATGTCATCCTCGCCTTCGGTATCGGTTTCTTCATCAAGCCCGGACAACAGCGCATCCAGTTCGGCGTCATCAAACCCGATCAGTGACAGATCAAATTCTTCGGCCGCCAGCAATTGAAGCTCCTCGGACAGGACGGCGTTATCCCACTCCCCGAGTTCTGTCAGTTTGTTGTCCGCAATCCGGTACGCGCGGCGTTGCTCGTCCGTGAGATGGTCCAGCACAATCACCGGTGCTTCGGTCAAGCCGAGCATTTCAGCCGCCAACACCCGGCCGTGGCCTGCAATCAACTCGCCATCCTCGGCCACAAGGCAGGGCACGGTCCAGCCGAACTCGGCCATGCTGGCGGCAATCTTTGCCACCTGATCCGCACCGTGCATCTTGGCATTTTTGACATAGGGTTGCAGGCTCTCGAGCGGTCGTTGCTCGATCGCATCCGGGGCGAAACTGAGGTTCATGAAGGTTCTTCTGACTGTTGTTGGTTGGCTGCCGTGGATTCCCGCCTGGATTTCAAGGTGGACTCCAAGTGGATTTTTTGGACCCCGAAAATCCAGCCGGAATCCAGTAAAAAATCCACCTGCGCAGGTGGCTAATGCTTTGTTTTATTGATGTTTATTGTGGCCGTAGGTGGCTTCTGGATTCCAAGGTGGCTTCCCAAAAAAATCACCCTGTCGCTAGAGAACTTGCGCGCCTAGCCCCCCCGTATACATTTTACGTCCGGAAGGACCCGTACAATATCAAGGGATTAGCAGGTGTTCTTAATGTTCTTCGCGTTGCTTTCCTTCGCCCAAACCGTTCCTTTTCATCACCCGTTCCGGCCCCATCACTTGCGACCGTAGGGATGTTATAGGCCCCCAAATCCCCCCTGTCATTGGTTTCGGTGTAACCTTGAAAATTGTAACGCGAGGGCGATTTTTCTTGACAGGAATTGGGCGCGATGAGTTCAAGTTATGGTTCAAAATATCCAACCGGGAATGGCGAAAACCCCGCCAGCAAAAGCCAGCGGGGCGTTCAGGGCTCTTGGAAGATTTGGCCCCACCTTTCCCACCATATAAGCCAACCACTCTTTTGTAGTACCTCGGCGCCACATATCTGGGTGGGGGCTGATTAAACGTGGCGCCGAGGTGAGCTGTTGATTAGCTACCTGCCCCTTGTGGCGAGGAAACAAGCTTTTGGTTCGGCAGCAAGATGACTATTTCAGGGCAATTCACGGTTTTTGCAATCTACGCGCCTTGGATTGCTTCTAGTTCATTTATGGCCAAATGCTATCTACGAAGCAGACAGCCAAAGTTTGAAAATGCCCTAAACTGACAGCGAAAACCCCGCCGACCGAAGCCAGCGGGGAATTCAAACGCTATGGTGAATATTGGTCCCCACCTTTTCCACCATATAGATCAACAACCCTTTTTTGCTTCGACATTGAGCCGAGGCGGGCTTTTGTTGCCTGCCCTCACTTTCTGTCAAGCGTAATTGTCCACGATTTGACGGCAATAGGGCCATTTCTGGGCAATTGATAAATAATCGGGAAGGACCTGTCCTCTCAAATCCCACCCGGCAAACGAAACGTTCGCCGTGCCACCTTCGCCTTACCAATCACATAGTCCATCGACCGCCGCCTTGGCAGGTCCTTGCCGCGCAAGCGCCAGACAATGACCGCAAGACCGTATTGCCAGCGCTTGTTGGCGTGCTGGCGCGACAGGCCAAACTGCCAGCAGATCGGTTTCCACGGCGTTCGATTGGCGCGGAGCCACAGCAGCTTGGCATCGTCCATCTCAAGCCAGCGCAGCCACAGCATGGCCTCATCGGCTTCGGTGATCATGCGCGGGCTGGGCAGCGGCCGGCGCATCCTTGGTTTCTGCCCGACCTTGTCGGCAAAGCTGTGGAAGTATTCCGGCCAAGCGCTGAAATACCCTTGCGGTTTCACACCCGGGGCTTGCCGCATGACCTCGGCCGCCAGTTCCAGCCGGTCTTTCACCCG